GTATGAAAATGGTAAGAAATGTTATGAAGATTATCATTTAGATAATAAATATCATAGAGAAGATGGACCAGCTTGTCAATATTGGTATGAAAATGGTAAGAAATGTTATGAAGATTATTATTTAAATGGTAAAAAAGTTTCAAAAGAAGAAGTAATGAATACTTCTAAAACTATTAATATAAAAGGAAAAGAAGTAAGTGAAGAAACCATTTTAAATGCTTTGAAAAATTATTTTAAATAAAAAATTATGAAAGAATATAAAGTTAAAATAGAAGGATTAAAAGAAGAATGGTTTGAAAATAATCAATTAGTTAAAGAAATTGATTATTATAATAATGGTCAAAAGGAATATGAAGCATATTATTTAAATAATAAATGGCATAGAGAAGATGGACCAGCTATTCAATTTTGGTATCAAAATGGTCAAAAGGAATATGAAGCATATTATTTAAATAATAAATTTCATAGGGAAAATGGTCCTGCTTGTCAAGGTTGGTATGAAAATGGTCAAAAAGAATATGAAGAATATTTATTAAATGATAAATTACATCGAGAAAATGGTCATGCTAAACAATGTTGGTATGAAGATGGTCAGAAAAAATATGAATTTTATTATTTAAATGGTAAAAATGTTTCAAAAGAAGAAGTAATGAATACTCCTAAAACCATTAATATAGGTGGAAAAGAAGTTAGTGAAGAAACAATTTTAATTGCTTTAAAAAATTACTTTAAATAAAATTTGTATATTTTAAAAATTATTCTTATATTTGTTTATTAAATAAAAAATTAAAATATTATGAAAGAAATAATAAAATTTGATTTTACAGGTAATCCTTATTTATATAAAGGTCGTGAATTACAAATAAAAGAAAATGAAATTTCTTATCATTTTTTTGAAATAAATAAGGAAGGTTATCCTGAATTTTCAAAAGAATTAGATGAAGAAATTATTAAATGGTGTATTGAAAATGGTAGATTACCAAGAAAAATAAAAAAATATCTTAAAAATGATAATTTAAATAATGAAAATAATAATATAGATATTTATTATACTTATAATGGAAAATCAAAAAAATTAACAAGTAATATTGTTGTTATTTTGAAAGAAACCGATACAAGATGTAAAATTCAAGATTTAGATGGAAATATAACTTCAGTAGCAAAAAGTCAATTAACTTTAAAAGAAGATTAATCATGGAAAAATTATTTAAAAATATGGATGAAATTATATTTCATTCTAAAAATGAAGATAAAAAAGGTTATTTTGATAGATATTGTGAAAAACAAAATAAAGTAATAATTTACTTAAATGGTGAAATGAAAATTGTTAATATTGATGATATTTCATTAAATAAAATGTGTGGATTTAAAACATATAGACACAATAACCCAAAAGAAAAAGAATTACATGATAAATTTATTGAAGAATTTATTGATGATAAATTTTCGTGTGATCTTTCTTTATTAGTATTTCCTGCGACTGATGGATCAGGATTTAATCCTTCTGATCATTTATCTGACAGAGAAAAAAGAATATTTATTTCAGCTATTCAATGGATAGGAACACCAGTTGGTCAAAATTTTTTAAGAAAATGTGGATTTAAAATTGAAAAATAGTGAAATTTTTACTATAAATAATAAAAAATATTAAAATGGAAGAATATCAAATTAAAAAATTATCAAAATATAGAAAAAGAAATAAATTTTCATTATTTCCATTTATTGTTGTAAATGGTTTTGATAGTGATTTTATTTGGACTGGAAAATGGTTTAAAAAAATTAAAATAACTGAACAAAAAATAAAAGAAAGATATTTAGATTTTGATGATGGTTGGTCTTATAAATATTTTTGGACAAAATGGAAAACAAAATGGAAATTTTTAAAAATTGAAGATGATTAAAAAATATTATAATTTATTTTATAATAAAATAATTTATTTTATAGCATTATATCTTGAAGTTATATTGGATTCTTATCCATTTATAGATGATACATTTATATACATATATGGCATAGCATATTATGTATCATTAATAATGACAGAAAGAAAAATTGATATAAAATAAAATAAAATATTTTATAAAATTTATTTATATCAATTAATCTTAAAATCAATTTTACAAATATAATAATTAATATTTTATAAAACAAATTAAAATAAAATATAATATTTTATAAAATAATATATTACATGGAGTCTAGTCTTCAGTTAATTTTTTTAATTAACCGCCATTATTCTTTACAAATATACGATTAATTTTTTATAATTACAAATATTTTTTAATAATTTTATAAAATATTTGGATATTAATTTTTTTATTAATATAATTGTGTGAAATTTATTAATATCAATTATTTTTAAAAAATATTTGCAAATTAAATTTTTTTTTAGTATATTTGCAGTATAAAAATTTATAATTATGAAAAAAAGACTATTTACAAAGACGGTTTTTAAACTTGCAACAGAATGTCCAACAAAACCTTTTTATTATAAAAGGAAAGATACTTATGGCAATGTTGATACTGATAATGAATTTCTTATGGCACTTGCTGAAGGTGGTTTTCAAATTGCTGAACTTGCAAAATTGTATTATCCTAATGGTATTTTAGTTAATACATATAATCATAAAAAAGCACTCGAAATAACTAACAATTTACTTAAAAAAGAAAATGTTGTTATTTTTGAGGCTGCTTTTTTATATGAAAATTGTTTTATTCGTGTTGATATTTTAGAAAAAAAAGGTGATCAAATTAATCTTATTGAAGTAAAATCTAAGTCATTTAATTCTAATGATGTTGAAATTTTAAATAAGAAAATGACTGAAATAAGAAGTGAATGGAAACCTTATATATATGATGTTGTTTTTCAGGAATGGGTTTTAAGAAATGCAACAAATTATAATATTGTTCCATATTTAATGTTAGCCGATAAATCAAAAAATGCAAATGTTGATTCTTTAAATCAAATGTTTCAAATAATTAAAATTGAAAATGGTAAAAAATCAGTAAATGTTATTGGTGATACTAATAATTTAGGTGAAAAAATTTTAACTAAATTAGATATAATACCTTTTATTTCTTATGTATATAAAGATTTTAAAGGTGAAAATAATTTTGAAAATACTATTTTAAATTGGTCAGATGCTTATGTTAATGATCGTAAAATACAAAATGATATAACTGATAAATGTTTTAATTGTCAGTTTAAATATAATGGTGATGAAAAAAAATCAGGTTTTAAAGAATGTATTAATACTAAATTTAAAAATGTTGATTTTTCTAAACCTATGATTGATGAAATTTGGAATTACAGGGGTAAGAATAATTTATTAAGTAGAAATATATTATATTTAGAACAATTAAAAGAAAGTGATATTATTGGTGGAAAATCAACACCAACAAAAGAAAGGCAATTATTACAAGTAGTTAATACGATTAATAATGTAAAAGAACCATATATTGAAAGAAATAATTTAAAAATGTATTTTAATTCTTTTACTTATCCTTTACATTTTATTGATTTTGAGACTTCTATGGTTGCTATACCTTTCCATAAGGGAAGGAGACCTTATGAACAAATTGCATTTCAATTTTCACATCATATAATGGAAAAAAATGGTGAAATAAGACATGCCGGAGAATATATAAGTGATGAAAAAGGTAAATTTCCTAACTTTGAATTTGTTAGAAAATTAAAAAAAGAATTAGAAAATGATAATGGAACTATTTTTAGATATGCTCCATATGAAAATACTGTTTTAAATCAAATTTCTGAACAATTAGAAAACAGTAATGAAAAAGATAAAAAGGAATTAATAGATTTTATTCGTACAATTACATATAATGATGAAATTCTTATTAATGAAAATGGTGAAATTGTTCTTAATTCAAGAAAAAATCCAATATATGTAAAACGTATAGGTGAAAGATGTATGGTTGATATGTTAGAAATGGTTAAAAATTGTTTTTGGTCAAAAGAAATGAAAGGATCAAATTCGATAAAAGACGTATTACCTGCTGTTCTTAATAATTCAAAATTTATCCAAGACAAATATTCTTCTCCTATATATGGAAAAGAAATAAAATCTTTGAATTTTAAAGAAATGGTTTGGATTAAAAAGGATAAAAACGGAAATGTTATTAATCCGTATAAGTTATTAGATAATAAAATATGTAATGGTGGAGAAGCTATGACTGCATACGCAAAAATGCAATTTTCAAATATCAATGATAAAGATAAAAATGAATTAAAAAATGCTTTATTAAGATATTGTGAATTAGACACATTAGCTATGGTTATGATATTTGAATATTGGAAGAAAAATATTACCCCGAAAAGCACTGTTTATATTTATAAAGGTGGTGAAGAAGAAATATTTTTAGATTAATTTGTTATTTATTTGTTTATTCAAAAATTTTTAAGTATATTTATATTGTATTTATTTAATTAATTTTATTTTTAACCATTAAATTAGGAGATTTTAATTATGGCAAACAAGAAAGATTTAACAATCGCAGTAGCAGAAGCTACAGGAAAAACACAAAAAGAATCAAAAAGTATTGTTGATTCAATTACTGGAATTATTTCTGGTGAATTAAAAAATGGAAACCCGGTGAAAATTGTAAATTTTGGTAAATTTTCTGTTGTTGATCGTGCTGCTCGTAAGGGTCGCAATCCTCAAACAGGTGAAGCACTTGAAATTCCTGCAAAAAGCGCTATTAAGTTTAAAGCTGGTAAAGCACTCGTAGATGCTGTCCAAGAAACTTATGATGAAGAAGATGAAAGCGGATTGGATCTTGATGATGAAGATGTTTTGGATATAGCTGAACAGGAAGATGAAGAAATTAGTGAAATTGAAGATTCTGTATCAGAAGAAAACCTTCAGGAAAATGAAGAAGATATAGTAGAAATTAACTAAAATATCATCTTATTTATTAAAAGGGTTGAATAATATTTCAACCCTTTTTTTATTTTTTAATTTATATAATATAAATTAAAAAAATACGTGGAGTCTAGTCTTCAGTTATCAATAAATAACTGCCAAAATAACTATACAAATATAAGAAAAATTTTTATATTTTGCAAATAAAAATTAATTTTTATTTGTATTATTAAATTTTAATTATTATATTTGTTAAAATTATTAATTTAAAATATGAGGTTATTATGGATAATAAATATAGAACATCAATAATTAAAAAATCGGGTGAAATAGTTTCTAAAAATGAATCATATAATGAAGTTGAAACATTTATATTAGAAAATATGGGGAACATTAAAAAATGTAGAACATGTGAAAAAGGTAAAAATAATATTGTTCAGGAATTATGTTTAGAAAATAGTTAATTAATTTGCAATTTAAAAAAAATTTCAATATATTTGTAATCAAAGAAGTTTAATTTAAATTATAAAAACATGGCAAAAACAAAAGAAAAATTAGGAAAAGTAGTAAAAAACTATAAAGGTTATAACATTCGAATTGAATTAAAAGATGTGAAAATAACCAAAAAAAATCGATTAGGTCAAGAAAAAGTTGTTGAAACAAGAAGGTGTAATAATGGAACTTATGGTATTTATGCTGGAAAGAAAAAAATAAGTGATGGTCACAAATCTATTAATGAAGCCATTTCTTTAATTAATTAAAAATTAAAAAAAGAATAAAGGAATTAAATTCCTTTATTCTTTTTTTTCAAATTTTACAATTATGGAAATTTCAAATAATTTAAATATAAAATCACTTGTTCAAATTATTAATAATCATAAAAATGCAGGACAAGGTGAAATTAAAAAAATGTTAAAAACCATTTATCATATAAAATATAAGTCAAAAAATTATTCAATAAAAAAAGATATTTTGAATTATAATATTCATGGTCAAGTGGTTGCTAATTTTAATGATTTAAAACAATTAAATTCTTAAATAAATTATGAGTAATATTGTAAATATAGAATATAATATAACAAATACAAATAATATTAATTATGAATTTGTTGAAATATTAGGAATTAAAAAATTTAATTCGGGTGATTTTGTAAAAGATTGGTATAATTTAATAAAATATTGTGTACAAAATCAATTAAATAATATTTTTCATTCATCATCAGTTAATCATTTTATAATGGATGGAGCACTATATAAATCTAAATATTTATATACTTATGAAAATGGTGAATTTGAATTGAAAAATGAATATTCAGAAAATGAAATTGAATTTTTCATTGAAAAAGATAAAAATTATACATGGGATGAATTAAAAAAAAGATGTGAATATTAATTATAATTTGTTATTTAAATTAATTATTCTTATATTTGTAATGTTGTTTAATTAAAAAAATGGAAAAATGGAAAAATTAATATTAATATTTGAAAAAGATTTTGTTGACAATGAATTTAAAATCATTAAAGGTGAATTTAAAATCATTAATGAAACAGAAAATGAAATAATTGCAGATGGTTATTTAAGTGTTATTGGTGAAGATGGTGAGTTTGAAACAGCAAAAATAACAAATGGTGTTTATGAAAAAAAATATCTTAATATGATTAAAGATATGGAAGAATATAAAAAAGAAATTAATATTTAATTTGCATTATTAAAATTTTTTACTTATATTTGCATTATAATTAAGTTTAACTAAATTTAAAAATTATGTCAAACACAAAAGAAAAATTAAAAATTTATATCAGTGGTCCAATGACAGGATATAAAGATTATAATTATCCTAAATTTGAAAAAATTGCGGATAAATTAAGAAAAAAAGGTTATGATGTAGTTAATCCTTCTAGTGAAGTAAAACCAATGTTAAGTAATGGTAAAGAAGTTACTGTTGATGAATTACATGAAATGATAAATAATGGTGAAATTTCTGAAAAAGAAGCATGGCGTTGTTTTCTTCGTGGAGATGTGGTTGCATTAATGATTAAATGTAATGCAATTTATATGTTGAAAAATTGGAAAAATTCAAAGGGTGCAAGAATGGAAAGAACAAATGCAAAACGAATGGATTTTGAATATTTTGAAGAAGGTCACTCACAAATTGATCTTTTATAAATATAAAATAAAAGGGATAAATTTAATTTATCCCTTTTTTTTAAAATTTAAAAATAAAATAAGATGATACTTTTAACAATATTAACAATAGTAAATAGTTTAATATTAATTTATATATTAAATGAAAAATATTTTTCTATATTTGTAGACAAATCTTATTCTTTTCATAATAAATTATTAGGATATGGAATTTATCATAAAGGAAAAAGATTTATGTATTATAAAACTTTAAACAAAAAAATAAAAATTATATTAAAATAGTCAAAAATGGATATTAAAATTTAATATATAAAAAAAGAAAAAAGAATATAAAAAATTAACAAAACAAGTTAAAAAAGCAATTAAAAATGATGATATTTATTATCGTATTTCTTCTTTAAATGATCAAACACCTTTAAATTTAGCAATAAAAAATAATAGATATGATTTAATAAAAAGAATATTAAAATATTCTGAAAAAATAAAAGAAAAAAATAAAATTATTAATTATTGTTATAAAGATAATAAACCAATAGATATGGCACAAAATGAAGAAATGATAAATTTCTTAAAAGAAAATGGCGCAAAATAATTTTTAATTTGCATTATTAAAATTTTTTTCTTATATTTGTATTATATTTAAAGTTTAACCAGTCCAATTAATGGACATAAAATTTGAATTTATGAATGTTATTGCAAATTTAAAAGTTAATCCTGAAACTAAAAAGGTAATACCTGTTAAAGGTGTTGATTATTCAATTAAAAAAACAACTTTTCGTTTAAGAATTTTTAACGAAAGACGTATTCGTTATCTTGATGTTGTTGCTAAAAAAAGAAGTCAAGCAATAAATGATCTTAAAGATTGTGGATATTGTTATGCTTATTAAAAAGGTTATTATTTTATAAAAACCACAAAAATTTTTAATAAGTATATTTAAAATTTTTAAAATGGTGGTTATTTTTAATAATCACCATTTTAATTTAATTTAATAATTATGGATAAAAAACCAAGGGGTTTTTGGACTAAAAAAGAATGTAGGAAAGAAGCTCTTAAATATTCGTGTAAAATTGATTTTAAAATGAGTAGTAGAGGTGCTTATAATGCTTGTTTAAATAATAATTGGTTAGATAAGTATTGTAAACATATGGAAAAATTAAAATTATCATTGGGTGAAGAAAGAATAAGAAAATTTCTTATTCGTGCAAATATTGAATTTGAAGAACAAAAGAAATTTGATAATTGTATAAATATTAATCTTTTACCATTTGATTTTTATATAACTGAATTTAACACTTGTATAGAATATGATGGTATTCATCATTTTAAACCTGTTAAATATTTTGGTGGATTAGAAAGATTTAAATATACTAAAAAGAATGATTTAATTAAAAATAATTTTTGTATTGAAAATAATATTAGATTAATTAGAATACCTTATTTTAAAATTAAAAAAATTGATAATATTTTAAAAAGAAAGTTTTTATATAATTTAAATTTGGAATTTTAAAAAATTATTCTTATATTTATAATATAAATAATAAAATATATAAAATTATGAAAAAAATTAAAACATATTTGTATTTGAAAATTGGACAAATTATTTATCTTATAAATACCATTAGTATTGATATTTTCAGTTTTTTAATTGCTTATTTAAAAATATTATAAATTTATTTAAATTATGTTTGCAAAAATAGATCCGAGAAATATAGAAACACCAAGATTAAAAGTATTATTAGAGGATGAAAAATATGGAAATGTTTATAAACATATAACTGGTTTTGCTGATTCTAATATTGGAAATGTAGCAATGGTAGAATGTCCAAAATGTTTTTATAATTGGTTTTTTCATTCAAGAATAAATGAAATGAATGGTGGTTCTTATTTTTATTTTTATCAATATATGAAAAATGGGGAATGTTTACATTTTAAACCAAAAAACAAATAAAATTATTTTTATTATTTTAATTTATTTAAAATAATAAAATAGGTGGAGTCTATTCTTCAGTTATCTTTAGAATAACTGCCATTAAAATTATATTACAAATATAAGAATAATTTTTATATTTTGCAAATAAAAAATTATTTTTTAAAATTTTTATTATTCATTTTTTATTCTTATATTTGTAATATAAATAATTATTTAAAAATTATGAAAACTATATTATCAAAAGAAAAACAAGATTATTTAATTAAACTATGTAATAAACACATAGAAGGATTTGATATTATAAAAATGGATATGAATATTGAATATGTTCATTTTATAAAAATAAATGGACATTCAAAATTTTATGGAAAAGATAATAAACCTTTTGAAATTCCAGTATATAATTATGAAAAAATACATTGGGTTGAAGTTGTTTCAATTATATTACCAAAATATATCGATTTATCTTCTGAGCAATTAATTAAAATATTTGTTTAATTTAAAAATATTAATTATGAATTTATTAGAACAAATAAAAAATAATAATCTTTCTAAAAAAGAAAATGTTTGAAAGTTATTTTTTAAATGATAAAAAAGTTTCAAAAGAAGAAGTAATGAATACTTCTAAAACCATTAATATAAAAGGAAAAGAAGTTAGTGAAGAAACAATTTTAATTGCTTTGAAAAATTATTTTAAATAAAAATTGTAATATTCATTTTTTATTATTATATTTTTAATAATAAATAGTTATAAAAAATTTTAAATTAAAACAATAACTTAATTGATTTATTTGCTATATATTTTATTAATAAATAGGTAAACAAAAATATATAAAATTATGAAAGGACAATTTGTAATTATAGATCTTAGAAATATGGATTTTATGAAAAATGAAAAAGGTAAAATTAATTTCTATGATACAATGGAAGAAGCTTGTGATATATGTGGTATGTATGAATTTGAAAATGTTTGGGTAATGAAACTTATGTATAATCATATAGAAGATTAAATATAGTTTTTTATTTGTAAATTATAAAAATTATTATTATCTTTGTAAAAAATTAAATATATTGTTAAATTAAAAAAATTGATATTGAAAAGTATTATAAAACTTTAAACAAAAAAATAAAAATTATATTAAAATAGTCAAAAATGGATATTAAAATTTAATATATAAAATATTAAAAAAAGTTAAAAAACAAGCTAAAAAAGGAAAATTCAATTATGAATTTAAAGAACCTGTGGTTGGTAATTTAAAAACACTAAATTATAATGAACAATTAATTTTGAAAAATTTAGGATATGATATAAGAATAATATCTGTTGATATAGAGGGATTTGTATATAGTCAATATTATTATATAACAACAATATTATGGTAAAAATAAAAAATTATTTTGAATATTCATTTTTTATTATTATATTTGTATCATTGTTTAACTAAATATTTTAATTATGAGTAAATTTAATTTTTTAACGGATTACACTTCTTTAACAACAAAAGAAACAATAAAAGATATTGTTGAACTTTGTATTAAAGCTAATAAAATTGGTGTAAAATCTGTTTGTATTTATCCACAATGGGTAAATACAGCAAAAGTTGCTTTAAGTGCATTAAAATCAAATGTACTTGTTTGTACAGTTATTTCATTTCCTGAAGGAAATAAATCAACAAAAGAAAAACTTGAAGAATGTCAAAAAGCAATTGATGATGGTGCTGATGAAATTGATATGGTTGCTAATTATCAATTAGTTAAAGAAAATTGGGATTCTAAACTTGAAAAAGTCGATGAAAATATTTCTCAATTAATTTTAACTGATATATTAAAAATGGTATCATTATGTCATAACAATAACAAAATTTTAAAAGTTATTGTTGAAAGTGGTGTTTTGACACTTGAACAAACAAAGTATTTTACAGAAATTTGTTATAAAGCAAACGCTGATTTTATCAAAACATCAACTGGAAAAGTATCTGTTGGTGCAGAAATTGAAAAAGTTAAAATTATGAGAAATACCATTAATGATTTATGTGGAAATATGAATATTAAAGCATCTGGTGGTATAAGAACATTAGAAGATCAAGATAAATTTTGGTATTATGTAGATCGTTTTGGTATGGATTTTGGTTCTGTTGATAAAATCAATAACATTGATGAAACAGTTAATGAAGAATATTAAAAATTAATTTTCTTTTCTTAAATAAAAAACCACTTTTTAATAAAAAAAGTGGTTTTTTATTTGTTTTATTCATTTTTTATTATTATATTTGTATCATAAATAATTAAAATTTAAAATTATGTTAAAATTATTAATTGAATCATATTTAAGATTACAAGTTATTTCAAGAAAAGAAAATAATACTTTAATTGCTATTGAAACAGATTCTACAAGAGCAAATTTAAGAGATGAAATTTCTAAACAAACAGATGTTGAATCTTTACATGTTCAAGAATTTATTGAAATGCAGGCTTGTAAAATAAAAAATGGTGAAAATTTTGATGAAATATTAAATGAAACACAAAATATATTAATTGCAGATATTATTGCACATAATGATATATTTTTTTGTCAAACTTGTAAAAATTAAAAATTATAAAAAAAGAAACAGCAGAATTAATAGTTAATAAATCAGGATTAGGTGAATTATATGAAAATTATTCAGGTCGTGGAATGTATGGTAGAAAAACCACAGGTATAGTTTTTAGTAGTCAAGAATTTTTTGAAGCTATTGCTGAAATTATAATATATGGTGATGAAGAAGAAAGAGAAGAACTTGCTGAATATCTAACTGAAATAAAATCAGACAATCTTGCTTTAGATCAAATATATTATTAATATTATTTGTTTTATTTATTTTTTATTATTATATTTGTATCACAAACTAATAAAAAAAAGATATGTTTAATTTAAGAAGAAAAAAAAGTAAAGAAATAAAATTAAATAACTTAATTAAAAGAGTTATTTATAATTTTTATCTTAATAACAATCAAAAAGTTTTAAGTACAATAACAAATATATCTTTTGAAGATTCAAAAGATAATCTTAAACTTGTTATTGAAACACATAGACCGGGATTAATAATTGGTAAACAAGCAAAATTTGTTTTATCATTAGTTAATTCTTTAAAAGATGTTTTTGAAAAGAAAATAAATGTTGATGTAAAACAAACAAATTTTTGGGAATTTAATAATTAAAATATAATGAAAAAATATAAAAATATATTATCTTTTTGGGTAAGACATGAAAATGAAAAAATAAAATTTGTTGATTTTGATTGGGATAAAATATGGATACTTGTTAAATATAAAATTTTTAAAAGAAAAAAAAATAAAATTTAAAGTAATAAAATCTGTAGGTAAACAAGAATATTTAATACAGTTTTTATATTATTTATAAATTATTCTTATATTTGTAAAAAATATTAAATAAAAAATTATGAAAGAATATAAAGTAATAATAGAAGGATTAACAGAAAAATGGTTTGAAAATAATCAAAAGATTAAAGAAATTATTTATTATGAAAATGGTCAGAAATGTTATGAAGATTATTATTTAGATAATAAATATCATAGAGAAGATGGACCAGCTTATCAAAGATAGTATGAAAATGGTCAAAAAGAATATGAAGAATATTATTTAAATGGTAAATTACATAATGAAAATGGACCAGCTTATCAAGGTTGGTATAAAAATGGACAGAAAAGATATGAAGAATATTATTTAAATGGGAAAGAAGTTTCAAAAGAAGATGTAATGACACCAAAGAAAACCATTAATATAGGTGGAAAAGAAGTTAGTGAAGAAACAATTTTAATTGCTTTAAAGAATTATTTTAAATAAAATTTGTATTATTTATAAATTATTCTTATATTTGTATAATAATTGTTTAACTAAATTTTATAACATTATGAAAAAAGAAATAATTAAAAAAGACATTTTAGATGATGTTGATTATCCAGAACCATATCCAATGCCTGGATGGTAAAAAATTTTAAAGGTTAGTAATTTTTTAAAGGTTGAGTTTATTTAAAAACCACTTAAATATTAAGTGGTTTTTTTAATTATTAATTAAAAAAATTAATTGAAGAATTTGAAAAATGATTTATAAATTTTAAAATTAATTTGGAAATATTATTTTTTTGTTTAAAGTTTTATAATAAGTTATCTAAACATTTAGAATGTAAAATAAATATTGTTGAAGTTAATCTTCTTAAATAAATTAAATTTTAAAATAAAAATTATGATAACACCAGAAATAATTAATAAAGCAAAACAAAATATTGATAAAAGAAATGCCAAAAAATATTTTAAAAACGAACTTTTTAAAAATTTCTTTATTGGATTTTTAATAGGTTTATTTTTAGGATTATTATTATGTGGTATAATAATAACCTTAATTCTTTAAAAATAATGATATATCAAAAAACACCAGATAAAACAAATAAATTATTTCTTTATAGAAAAGAAATGCCAAAAAATCAAACCCAACTTGGAATGTTATTCGCAGCACTTGATATGTATTGTATATGGGGTGGTTTTGATACTAGTAATGAAGATTATATAAGTTGGGAATTTGATAAATGTATTACAGAAAAAATTATTAAATAAGCATTAATACGTGGTGGTTGTAATTTACAATAATATTATTATATGTAATTACATATAATAAAAAATTAAATTTTAAAACTTATAATTATGGATAGAGAATTATTTAAAAAAGAATGCTTAAAATTAGATATTGAAACATATAATAAAGCAAAAGAATTACAATGGGAAAAAGATAAAATAAAAAAGAATTTATATGGTGATTTATCTAATTGTAAATATTGTGGTAGAAAATATATAGTATATGTGATAAAGCTGAAAAAGAATGGGAAAATATTATAACTGAAGTTAAAACTATTTCAGGATTTAATGAATAAAATAAAATAAAATAAAATATTTTATTATATTTTATTATACTATAATTATAATATATTGAATAATCTAAATTTGAACAACTATAAGAAAATTTTTTAAATAATACAAATAAAAATAATTTTTTAAAATAAATTTGCAATATTCATTTTTTTTATATTATATTTGTATTACAAATAAATTTATTATTAATTAAATTTTAAAATTTATGAAAAAATTAATATTATTAGTATTATTAGTTTTAACAATTAATCTTAATGCTGTAAACGAAAAAATTGATAACAAAGAAAAAATTTATAAAACAGATTGTAATTGCCATAAAAAAGAAAAATGTGAACGTAGTGTTGGTTTTTACATATTTTCTTCTTTATTTTTTGGTTTTGTTATAATAATAAATTATAAATGTTATAAATATAAAGGTGATAATTCATATTTATAATTAAAGAATATTTAAAAAAATAAAACATTAGAAAAAGTGAAATTAATATAATTTCACTTTTTTTTATATAAAAAAACAAGATACGTTAAAAATAAAATATTATATTTTATAATATTTTATTATACATGGAGTCTAGTCTTCAGTTATTTAAAAATAACCGCCAATAAAATTATAATACAAATATAAGAAAAATTTTTTAATAATCCTAATAAAAATAAAAATAATTTTTTTATAATTATAACTATTTAATTATCAATAACTTATAAATTAATTTTAAAAAAATCATATATATAAGGTTACTTTTTATTAACTTTTTCATTTATCTTAAAAACAATTATTAATCCTTAAATCTTTTAATATTATGAAAACAAATGAAATCTTATATCAAGTAGTTATTGAAGATGCAAAAGATAATGGTATAATTGTTAATGTATTAGAAACATTAACTATTTCTTATCAAAATCAATTAATTAGAAACATAGAAATAGAAAATTATGAATATTGCAATATTTTAAAACATTCAATGAAATTAATGTATGACTATATATTTTTAACAATAAAACTTTTTTATTATTATGAAAAACAAACAATATTAAAAAAAGAATATGAAAATAACGATCTCATTCCCAATCATTTTAATTTTAATCAATTTGACTTTATATGTAAAACAATATGTAATTATATGCAAATGAAAGAATTATATAATAATGATAATTTAAATTATAACCCAGATGAAATTTATAAAAAATTATTAAACGTAATTAATTAATAACCAATAAATTATAAATTAATTTTTAAAAAATCTCATTATTTCTTTATTTTTATTTGCATAATTCATTTTTTTAATATACATTTGTACCAACAAAAATTTAATAAATTATTAACCTAAAAATTTAATATTATGAAAAATCTTCAAATGATTGACAGAACAGAAATTTCAACATTTTTAAAAGAAATTAATAAAAAAGATTTTGAACCAATCTCAAATGAAAAAGAAATAAAATTAATTTCAAGAATTAAAAATGATAACGATGAAGTAGCAAGAACTCAACTTTTAAACGTTAATTTGCGTTTTGTCGTTTCAGTTGCTAAACAATACCAAAACCAATACATAAATATATCAGACCTTATTAATGAAGGTTTGATCGGTATGAACGATGCTATTGATAATTTTGATGCTTCAAAAGGCTTTAAATTTATAACATATGCCGTCCAGCATATTAGAAAAGCAATGTACAATTATATAATAGAAAACGGTAAACTTGTTCGTATGCCCGCAAATATCATAAATGATTATAACAAGTGTAAAAGAGAAATGCAAAAAATAGAACAACAAGAACAAAGAAATGTAGATATTACAGAAGTTTATGAAAACTCAGAATATTTTACAAAAAATCACTCATCTATTGATAAACCAATGAATGATGATAACGAAAATACAATTACAACTATTTACGAAAATCCTAACTCAGAAAAACCCGATGAAGAATTGAAAAAATCAGATACTGAAAAAATAGTGAACAACGCACTCAAAATTCTAACTCAAAAAGAACAATACGTAATTAAACAACTTTTCGGTATAAACGAAAGTTATCCAAAAGTTATTGATGAAATAGCCAAAGATCTTAACTTAACAAGAGAAAGAGTAAGACAAATAAAAGAAAAAGCCCTGAAAAGAATACGTATGTCTTCTAACAACAATATTTTAAAACAATATTGCTAAAAATTAAAAAACCAGGCAATTAAAAATAATTGCCTGGTTTTTTTAATTTAAAAATTATTCGTATATTTATAAAAATTTAAAATTTAAAAAAATGAGAATACAATTATTTTTAAACAACGAAGAAGAATATCATATCACAACATTTTATGATATGAACAGTAACCCGTTCAAATTAAATGATATTATTAATTTGAAAATTGAAGATATTTATCCCGTTGAATATGAAAAATTTAATAAAGAATTTAAAGAAAAAATATTAAATAATAATAAAGAATTATTTAAAAAATTTAATCTTAAAAAAATAAAACTTGTGAAAGAAGAAAAATATCTTGAATTTAAAGATATAGGTGAAAATAATTTAATAATTGAATACCATTGTGAAATTATCGATTAAAATTATTTTTTATTTGCATAATTAAAAAATTATTCGTATATTGCAAACTGTTATTAATAATTAAAATTTTAAACTATGCAAGCTGAAAAAATATTTTATGGTAAACTCTTTGATTCAAAATCACCTTATCATGGTATGAATCTTGAATATATACCCAAAAATATAAGAAGAAATTATTTAACTAAACCATTCATTGATCCAAAAATGAAAAAACAAATAAAAGATTCTTTGAATAATGAGCAACCACGTTTTACAAATAGAATTGAAAAACCTGTGATGAACGAAAAACCTGTGATGAACGAAAAACCTGTGATGAACGAAATTGATAAATTATCTTATGCGAAAAATTCTGCAATTAAAATAATGAAAAATAATCCATTTGTAAATCTTATTAAAAAAGGTTGGTGTTTTGATTTTAATAATACGAAAACTTTCGCAGGTAAATGTAAAATTAAAGGTAATAAAAAATTTATTATTTTATCAAAATATGTAATTGAAAAATCAGATAAAGACTTTATACAAAATACTATAACTCATGAAATTGCACATGCTATTGATGTTGAAAAAAGAGGTTATTCTAATCATGATAACACATGGAAACAAATACATATTTCACTCGGTGGTGACGGTCAAAGAACTTATCAATGTTCAAATGATGATTATAATTATAAAGCAGTTTGCCCAAATTGTGGCACACTCAAAGGTGGTTGGTATAGAAAACCGAAATATTTAAAAAGAATTTGTAAAAAATGTAAATCGGTTGTTGAAATAAAAAAAGTAAAATAAAATTTGTAAATTAAAAAAAAATTTCATATATTTATATAAACGGTACGCAAATATAAAACGTATCAACATAAACTTTGATTTTCAATGTATTCTAAAAGCATTATAAGTTTGTTGAGTAAATGTAGCAGGCTCCTGGTAAGTATCCGCTTTTCTTTATTGCATTTCCTTCGTTTACGACTATAGTTTTTCTTGCTTTTTATATTTTGAGCGGGGCACTCTAATTTCTAAATATTTTGCTGGTACTTTTTACTGGATATCAATGATTTAGTGTATTACTGAAAGCCCCAATTTAAACGATAAAAGACAAAAAGAAAGTCCACCCAATAGTAAATTATTGAATAATAAAGAATATGAATGTTTTAGCTATAAAAGTAAAAAATTAAAGTAAATAAAATACGTAAATATACCCCTATCGAGCAGTATATATGATATAATATAATTATGTTATATGTGGGTTGTGGGTTTGTTAAAAGGGGGGGGTATACGTATATGGCAGATTTCTAAAAATTGTATTAATTTAAAAAAAATTTCTTAGCTTGAAAATTAAATATTCAAAATTAAGAATTTCTTATAAATTAATTAATATATAATAGTTTGTCTTAAATTTTAAAATATTTTATCTGATAATGTATGAATAATGTTTCCTATTTCTATTCCACATAAGAATAATAAAAATTGAAAAGTAAAAAAATTAACATTAAAAAAATGAAATATTAAAAATAATATGGGTATACAATAAATAATTCTAATTATTGTACCAATTATTATACCATGTGTAAATATACTTCTATGATGAAATATTCTTTGATATGGAATCCAGTAATATTTAAATATTAACCATCTATTATAAGGTTTTGATCTAATATCAAGATCACCATTAAACATAAAAGAAGAAAATAAAAATCCTGAAATAATTATTAATATATCAAAATATAATAATGATAACATTATCATTATTATTACTAAAATAGGAGTTATAAATAATGTTATTTTATCATGTGTATTACCATTTGGCATTTTATTATTATTTTAAAGTTTTCAATTTTCTCTTTCTAATATCAATTATAAATTTTCTTTTAAAATTTAATTTATTTAAATGATATTTTTCAATTAGATAATTATTAAATTTAATTTCATCATTTTCTTTAGCTATCAATATTTCACCATTTTTATCAATTATAAAATATAAATATTTATTTTTTAAATATATTATATTATCTATTAAATCTGAATAATGTTCAACATTTAAAAATTTTATAATATCTACAATTTTATCTTTTTTACCAATTAACATGAACATATATTTTTTAATTTTCTTTTTCTTCTTTCAACTATTTTTAATTTTTCAAATTTAATTACTTTATTATTTTTATATAAATAATCTAATTTAATTGGTAATGGATAAAATTTTTTAGTTAATCTTATGGGAACTATTTTTGAATTATTTTTTAATAATTTTGGAAATTTTTTATTAGCTTTTTTTAATATAATATCAACCATTTTTTCATCAAAAATTAATTTAACTTTATTTTTAGATAAAAAAAGAAAATTTAAACCATAATTTATTCCATAAATTTCAGAATTTTTTTTGACTAAAAATATACCATATATTTTATTTTTTTTCATTTTTTAATATTTAATTTTTTAGATATATCAGATAAAATTAATTCAAATTTTTTCAAATCATCTTTATTAATATTATATTTATTTCCTTTAGATATAATTATATCTATTAAATTAAATTCATTTGTTATTTCAACACACAAATCTAAATTTGATAATATTGATGATATTATTTCTAATATTATACTTAATTGTTTATTATATGAATATTTTAAAAATTTTCTTTTATTATTTGTTATTTTTTTATTATTTGTTATTTTATTTAATTTTAATTCTCTTTGTATTTTTTTATCTATAAGATAAAAATTTCTAGGACTATACCATTGATTAATATTATTATTAACTTTAACTTTATCTATTAATTCTACATCACGATAATTTTTATATAATTCATAATCAACAATTGAATAATAATTATTTTCTTTTAAATATTTTGAATTTGTATAACCACATTTTACAATTAAACCTTTTAAATTATTAAAATTTTCATTATAAAACATAAGATTATTTTTATAATTAAAATTATTAGGTTTAGAATTATCAAAATCTTCTACTTTATTTAAATTAATATTTTCATCAATTGGTTTAAAATATTTAGTATTCATATAATATGTGTTTATACTATTTATATAATATTTTCTATAAATAACATTATCAAAATTTTTTACTGTTAATATTTTATTTATTTCATAAATACAATTTTTAAAAATTTTTGATGTAGATTCTATACATATTACTTTAATATTTTCATTCATTTTCATTCTATTTTTATTTTAAAAATAATAAAAATTATATTTAAAAAAAATTTCTTATATTAATATAATAAACTTTTATTTTTTTTTTAATATAATTTTTTATTATATTAATAATTGAAATTTAATATTAAAAAATTTATGGATTTATTAAAAGAAGAACAAAAATTAGATATGTTTGGTGTTCCATTAAATATTGGAGATTGGGTATATGATATAGAAGATAAATTATTTTTAGTAATTAATATTCAAGAATCTATAGAAAATGCAGCATATGCAGAATGTGTTAGTTATTTTAAAAAATATGATTGTATTATGAGTAGAGATATTTTAACTAAATTTTTAAAAAAAGTAGATATTATTGCTGGTCATTCTAGATTAGAATATGATATTCTTTTAAAAGAATATAAACCATTAATTAGAAAGAAAAAATTAAATAAATTTTTGTAAAATTTAAAAATAAAAAATTATGTTAGAAACTGTAAAAGAAAAAAAATCAAAAAAGAAAGATAAGAAAAAAGACAAATCAACTTTAATTATTTATAATGATGATGTAAATTCTTTTGAATGGGTTATTAAATCATTAATAGATATTTGTGAACATACTCCTGAACAAGCACATCAATGTGCTTTAATAGCTCATAATAAAGGGAAATGTGATGTTAAACATGGTGAAAAAGAAATTCTTTTAGATATGAAAAGAAAATTAAATGAAAGAAAAATAGAAGCAATTGTTGAAGATTAATTTTAATATATAAAAATCTAAAAAAAATAAATTAATTTAATGAGATTAAAAGATTTTTTAATAGAAACTATATCTGAAACAATAAAAAATTATAATGAATTTTCAATTTTAGAATGGTTAAATATATTTTTAGAATATGAAAATATATTTTTAAATTACCCACAAGTAAAAAATATAAATTTTTTTAATGACGAATATTTTGAACAAAGTTATGATAATTTTAATATTGAAAATTTTGAAATAATGGACGTAGATTTAGATTCTGATAAATTATTTTTTAGAGGTGATATTAATCAAGAATCTACTGAAATTTTATGTTCATATATTGATGATTCAATAGAATTTGAAATATTAGAAGAAGATAATTATGATTTATCTTTAACAGATGAAGAATTCTTAAAAAAAATTTTCGGTAAAAATTGGATTAAAATACTAGAAGAAAATTATAATTATAAACATATATAAAATAAATAATTTATAATATAGTTTATCATAATTTTGCATTTTTGTATTTTTAATTATAAAATTAAATATATAAAGAAAAGTAAATTTTTTTATTATGGGTAAATTAAATGAAAATATGACAAGAAAACATAATTGGGATCAATTACAATATATACAAAAAAAAATTGATAAAGAAGGTGGTGATATTTCTAAAAAATTGGGAGGTGAATATAAAAATCAAGAAAAAACAGCTAATTCATTATGGATAGATAATCCATTAAAAAAAGATATTGATTTATCAGATAATGAACCTAATGCTAATACACATACTGATCCACAGTTAAAAGATTTACCTAAAAATTCTTTAATAAAAGAATTTAAAATTTTTGAAAAAGAACAAGAAGAACAAGAAGATAGAGGCAATTATAATAAAATACAAAGAAATATGAAAACAATTAGGACATGGAATAATTATTATAATGATAATGTTGGTGGAAATTCTAATCCAGAAAAAGCAAGAAATGTTTTAGCTGGTCGTCAAGTTAAAATGGGCGATGATGAAGTGGGATATATAGAAGATTTTAAAAAGGATGGTGTTTTAGTACAGACAATAGATAATAAAGGAAATAGAATAGTTAAATTTTCAGAAATTATTAAAAATTATAAAAAAGATGAAGATAAAGAAGAAAAAAAAGAAGATTTATCTTTACAAGGTCCTAATCAAGAAAATAAAATAGATAAAGAAGAAAAATCATTAAAAGTTAAAAAATTAGATGATAAAGGTAAAGAAGATAAAAAAACTAAAAATATTGCAGATAAAATTTATAAAACTAAAGATATAAAGTTAAAAAAGTTAAATGATTTTGGTAAATCTAATTTTTAATAATTTTCTTTATTTTATTCCTTAATTTTTATTTATTTTAATATTTATAATAAACATTTTTTATTTATTTTGTATAATAATTATTAATAACTTTATAAAATAAAATAAAATAAAATGATTTTTTATTTAAGTAACAATGAAAAAATAAATAATTTAAAAGATTATATTTTAAATTATTTAAATAATAATCCAGAAGTTAAATTATATATTGGAACTGATTCTCAAAGAAAAAAAGGTGGGAAAATTACTTATATATCCACAATATGTTTTAGACATATTGGAAAAGGTGTACATATTATACATAAAAAATATGTTGGTAAATTTACAAAAGATTTATTTTCAAAATTATGGAAGGAACTTGAATTTAGTATAGAAATTGCAAATGAAATAAATAAATATATTGATAGAAATGAAATAACTATTGATTTAGATTTAAATAGTTTAAAAAAATGGGAATCTAATGTTGCACATGACGCAGCAAGGGGTTATGTAATTGGATTAGGATATAATGTAAGAACAAAACCATATGGTTGGGCAGCCTCTAGAGCTTCAGATCATTTATCTAAAAGAAAAAAGAAAAGAAATATTAAAATTAAATAATTATATTTTATTCCATTTTCTTTCCATGAAAGGAATATTTAGAATTAAAATTTCATTTTTTAATAATTTTAAAATTTTATTATTTGACACACAAAGATAAGAATAATTATTTTTGTTTATTTTTGAAAATGTTTTATCTTTATTTATTTGAAAATAATCATAAATAAAATTTTCAATAAAAATTAAATTTTTTAACCAAGAAGAATGAAGTTTAATTCTTAAATTACAATCTTTCCTATTTTTTAATTTTGTAATAGATCCATCACCGTCTATAAATCCTATAATTAAAGATAATAAATATTCATTTTTAAAATTAAATAAATAAAAATCAATAGGATTATAGGTTTTATTAGAATTATAAATATGAAATTTCTTTATAATTTTATTAAATATATCAATGTTTTGAAATGAAATTCTACAATTTTTATTATATTTATAAATATTAGTTTCTATAAAAGATTCAAATAATTTTAAATGATTTATATCTTTATTAGATAATGTTAAAAATATTCTTTTATTTTTTAAATCAAAATATCCATCAGCTAATAAAAAACCCATCCAATAAAAACTATTAATATTATTTTCAAATAATTTATTCATTTTAGATTTTCTTAAAAAATCATTATTTCTTTTTAGTTTTAATTCTTCTGCTTTTTGTTTAATTGCATCCCAGCTTCTATTAATATTTGATAATAAAAAATTTTTATCTTTATTATAATAATTTTCTTTTAGAAAAATTAATTCTTTTTTATTCCAAAAATTATTATGTATTTTTATATTTAATTGATTTGCTTTTCTTAAAATGGAATCCCAATTTTTATTTAATAATTTTAATAATTCATCTTTATTTTTATATTTTTTTAATATTTCTAAATCTTTTGATGTCCATTGATTATTTCTTGGTGTTGATATTTTTAATTTTAATTTTTTAGATTTTTTCTTTATAGATATAATTGATCTATTTTTAAATAAAGATAATAATTCATTATTATCTATTATTTTATTGTTTAATGATTTTAGTAAATTAATTTCTTTTTCTAACCATTTCATAAACTTTATATAAATTTTTAAATAAAAAGTTGGATTTTTAATTATTTTTTTGTATATTTGTAAATATATTATTAAAAGAAAAATATAAAATTATGAAACAGTGGATAATAACAGATACACATTTTAATCATAAGAACATTGTTAAGTATGAAAATCGTCCAATTAATTATAAAGAAATTATAATAAAAAATTGTTGTGAATTAATTTCACCAGAAGATGAATTATATCATCTAGGTGATGTTATTTTTTCAAGAAAAAGTGAATTATATGATATATTATTAAAAATCCCTGGAAAAAAATTTTTAACAAAAGGAAATCATGATGATGAAAAAGCACAGTGGTTTAAAAATAAGGGATTTGATGTTGTTTCTAAATATTTATTTGTGGATAATATTTTACTTTCACATATTCCTATGGATTTAGAACCTTTTAAAGATATGAATATTAAATTTAATATTCATGGTCATTTTCATAGAAATGATAGAAAAGAAGTTTCTAGAAATAAAGAATTTTATCCTTTTTATAGTAATTTTCATTTTAATTTATCTATTGAAGAAATGGATTATAAACCAGTTTTATTATATGAATTTATCAACAAAAAAATTTTAGAATTAAAAACTAAATTAACTAAAAAAAATTTAATAAATTAAATATAAATAATGAAAAAATATATTAAATATCCAAGAACATATCATCTTCCTGAATCTTATAATTCTAATGATGATAAAATATTAAAATCTGATGATTTTTTTAAAGGTAAAAAAGTTGTTGGAACAATTAAAATGGATGGTGAAAATTTTACAGGATATAATGATTATTGTCATGCTAGAAGTATAAATTCTAATTCACATCCTAGTAGAGATAAAGCAAAATATATTTGGTTTAAAAATTCATATTTATTAAAAGATGACAAAAGAGTTTGTTGTGAAAATTTATATGCTAAACATAATATTTATTATAAAAATTTAAAATCTTATTTACTAGTATTTTCTATTTGGAAAAAGAATATTTGTTTATCTTGGAATGATACTTTAATATTTTCTAAAAAATTAGGATTAGAAACAGTAGATTATTTTTATATTGGTGATTATAATAAGGGAAAAATATTTGATTCATATAAAAATTATAAATTAAATTCAAAAGATAATGTTGAAGGTTTTGTGTTAAGATTATATGATTCATTTTTATATTATGAATTTTATAAATCTGTTGCTAAATTTGTCGAAAAATCTTTTAAAGAAAATATAACAAATGAACATTGGATAAATAAAAAAATTATTCCAAATAAACTTTTTTATTAAAAAAAATTATTTATATTAAAGAATATTTAATTATTTAAAAATTTAAAAATTTAAATTTATGACTGAAAAATCTAATAAATCTCAAACACCAGTTTTAGATAAATTTTCAACAGATTTGACTAAACTGGCAGAAGAAAATGCTTTAGATCCTATTATTGGTAGAAATAAAGAAATTCAAAGAATATCTCAAATTTTATCCAGAAGGAAAAAAAATAATCCAGTTTTAATTGGTGAACCTGGTGTTGGAAAATCAGCTATAGCTGAAGGTTTAGCAATTAGAATTATTAATAGGAATGTTCCTATAAAACTTTATGATAATAGAGTTGTTACTTTAGATATGGGATCACTTGTTGCTGGTACTAAATATAGGGGTCAATTTGAAGAAAGAATAAAATCTTTACTTGATGAAATTAAAAAATTAGATAATATTATCTTATTTGTTGATGAAATTCATACTATGGTTGGTGCTGGTGGTTCTTCTGGATCTTTAGATGCTGCTAATATGTTAAAACCATCATTAGCAAGGGGTGATATTCAAGTTATTGGAGCAACAACATTAGACGAATATAGAAAACATATAGAAACTGATGGTGCTCTTGAAAGAAGATTTCAAAAAGTTATAGTTTCTCCAACTACAGTAGATGAAACACATGATATTCTTAAAAATATTAAAAGTAGATATGAAAATCATCACAATGTTTCATATACAGATGAAGCAATTGAAGCTTGTGTTAAATTAACCAATAGATATATTACTGATAGAGCTTTACCAGATAAAGCTATTGATGCTTTAGATGAAGCTGGTTCAAGAACACAAATATCTTTTGAAGTTCCAAAATCTATGTTAAAAATAGAAGAAAAAATTGATAAAGCAAAAGAAAACAAAAAACAAGCTGTTAAAAAACAAGATTTTGAAAAAGCTGCAGAATATAGGGATAATGAAAAAAATTTAATAGAAGAATTAGAAATTGAAAAAGAAAAATGGGATAAAGAAATTTCTAAAAATAAAAAATTAGTTACAAAAGAAGATGTAGCTGAAGTAGTTTCTTTAATGAGTGGTGTTCCAGTTTCTAATGTTGAAACTGAAGAAGGTTCTAAACTAATATTATTAAAAGATAAAGTAGATAAATTAATTATTGGACAAAATGAAGCTGTTGAAAAAGTAGTAAAATCAATTCATCGAAATAGAGCCGGGTTAAAAAACCCAAATAGACCAATTGGTTCTTTTGTTTTTTTGGGGCCTACTGGTGTTGGAAAAACACAACTTGCTAAAATATTGGCAAAAGAATTATTTGATTCAGAAGATAATCTTATAAGAATAGATATGTCAGAATATGGTGAAAAATTTTCTGCTTCAAGAATGATTGGTTCTCCTCCAGGTTATGTTGGATATGAAGAAGGTGGACAATTAACAGAAAAAGTAAGAAGAAAACCATATTCTATTGTTTTATTTGATGAAGTTGAAAAAGCACATCCAGATATATTTAATTCTTTATTACAAATATTAGATGAAGGTCATATTACCGATAGTTTAGGTAGAAAAATTGATTTTAAAAATACAATAATTATTATGACTTCTAATTTGGGTGTAAAACAATTAAAAGAATTTGGTGGTGGTGTTGGTTTTCAAACAAAAAATAAGGTAGAAACCCAAAATGAATATAACAAAAATGTAATTAAAAAAGCTTTAAATAATCATTTTAGACCAGAATTTTTAAATAGAATTGATGATATTGTTATATTTAATTCATTAAATAAAAAAGATTTAATTAAAATTGTTGATATTGAATTAAAAGAATTAAAAGATAGAATAAAAGAAAATTCTTATGAATTAAAAATATCTAAAAAAGCTATGGAATTTTTAGCAGAAAAAGGTTACGATCCACAATATGGGGCTAGACCATTAAATAGATCTATTCAGAAATATATAGAAGATCCAATTTCGGAAATTATTATTAAAGGAGAAATTTCTGAAGGTGATTCAATAAGAATTTCTTTTAAAGATAAAGATGAAGAATTAACTATAAAAGTTGGATATAACAAAGAAAAAATTTCTTCTTAATTAAGAATTATTTAATTTTAATAAAAATCTCCTTATATTTATTATAAGGAGATTTTTTTATATATAAGATAATAAATTAAATTTATATTTTAATGAATACATTATTAAATTTTATAGAATATTTTGATGATATGATATATGAAGGAAAAAAACAAGATTTGGCTGGTATATTATTAATAGTGGATAATAAAATATTATTAGTAAAGCCTTTAAAATTTAAAGATAAAAAAAATAAATGGTCAATACCAAAAGGAAAAGTTGAAAAAGGAATAAGTGAAATAGAAACATCTATTTTAGAATTAAGAGAAGAAACTGGAATTTTATTAAATAAAAATATTAAAATAGATAAAGTAGGTAAATTAAAATATAAAAAATCTGGAAAAATAAAAAATTTAACATATTTTAAAATTAAAGAAAATAAGAACAATTTAAATGTTGAATTTAAAGGGGATGTTATAAAAAGAAAATATTATAATAATAATGAAATTTATAAAGCTAAATTATTTAGTTTTAAAGAAGCAAAAGAAAAAATAGAATTTGGTCAATTAAAATTAATAAATGAATTATGATTACAAAATATAAATTATTTGAAAATAATAAATTAAATAATCCATGGTCGGATCACTATATTAAAAAATATCCGTTATTAAAAAAGGTTTATGAAAAATTAGATATTGTTTATGAAGAAGGAAAACATTGGGTTATTCTACATCATTTTGGATCAAAAGATGCTTATAAACCAAATATAAATTGTAAAGAAAAATTAAAAATAGAAATAGAAAAATTAGATTTAGAATATATTGAGAATAAAATAAAAAAATTGGCAGATTCTAATAAATTAGATTTTTCATTAATTAAAAAATTTTTAAATTATCCTAAATTTGATTTAGATTTATATCATTTAAATTTATTATCAAAAATATTGGGATATAAATATTTTGAAGATTATTGTAAAGAAATATATAAAGAAAATAAAGAAAATTTATATGGTGAATTAAATCCTGATTTTTATGGTTCTGGATTTTTAACAAAAGGAGATAGAATACAATTACCATATAATGTAATAATGTTTTATATTGATTTAAAAGATAAAGAAAAAATATTTATAAATAAAGCATATTACAAAATAAAATATCCATTAGAAAAAATATATCCAACTTTTGTAAACCCTTATAATATTAATTTTTTAAATTTATCTGATTTAATTAGAAAAATTAAAAATTATGGATTTGATGGTAATATAGTCAATTAAAATCATATATTTTACACCATTTAATATAAAATGATATATTTTTAATAATTTTAAAT